ATAGTTTACAGTTGCATAGCCATCAATAACCGGACCAAGCGCCCAAGGCCGCAGTTCCGCAACCTCATCAGCCATAACGCCGCGTTGGCGTCCCTCCGGCATGAATGCGGCAATCTGGCCTTCAATCGGCAGATAATCCCATTCGTAAATGCCAAGGCCGTCTGGCTCTTGGCCGACCTTTTCGATGTTAGTTTTCAAGCGAGCATCCGAACCGGCGTAAGTGCTGAGCGCCGTTCCTGCCGCCTGTGCAAGCAACCCGCCAATACCCTGTTTCTGAGTGGTGGTAGTCGTGCCGTAACCGCCTGAAGCGTTGCGGACGTTGCCATTCAATGCGCCTACACCAATCCAAGGCAATTCCGCAGCATTGTTGAGAAGCGACTGGCTGCCCCCCATAAGCTGCTGTGCTTGCCCAATAGCGTCGTTCTGATAGCCGCGCTCCATTGCGTAGTTCTGGAAGCGCATGTTGTTTTCAGCGTTGGCAAGCTGGCGGGTCAATTCACCCATGCCATAAGCGGATCCATAGCGGCCCGCACCCGAATAGCGCGACAGAACGTCATTCGAGACATTCTCGCGGGTCTGTTCAAGTTGGCCGTCAAGATACGGATTGCCGTTTAGGTAACGACCGGCAAGCGTGTCATTGACAAGGCTTTGCGAACCGCGAATGCCCTGTTCAGCCCCCGGCGCAAGACGCCCATAGGTGTCCATCTGCATTTTTGAATAGCGGTCAAGGTATGGCTGCTGCTCATCAAAAACTCGTCCTGAATTTTCAAGCCCTTGTATGATAAATTTTTGTGCGGGCTGCCAGGGTTCGTTCTTCTGGACGGTCTTAGTCTTACCCATTGCAAATATCCTTCATCAAATCCTCGCCTACGCGCACCCAACCAAACCGCTTAAGATGGCGCTCCCATCCCTTGCGGCCCGTGACTCTCATCCAATTCATTCCCGATTCCTTGGCGGCTCGCTCAATGACGGCCAGATACTTGTCGGAGGCGTTCACAACGCGCCCGCCACAAAGCCATAACTCCAGTGTGTCGCCATCGCGTCGGCTAACCAAAGCGGCCTCGTCGCTCATCCATAATTGAGCATGGCCGCTGTCAATTAATCGTGCGCACTCGTCCCAAGTATAGCCACCTCTTGCCAATGCTGGCTTGAGATAGCCTAGAGCCTTTCCCCACTGTCCTGCCGCTGGTGACGGGACATAGCCAAACGTCATACCTCAAATTCACTTGAGACGCGGTTAGGACGCCCGCCTGAAGGCACGTTGCCGCCTGTTGTGCCGCCTGCTTGTCCGGGGTCGGTTGGTGTGGTTACAGTGCCGCCCGTTGTCACCGTGCCACTTTGGTCTGTTTCCTGCGTGACCGTCAGGGCTGGCATTGCAATAAAGTCGTTTGAGTAATCAGGGATTCCAAATGTTGTAACCCCATCGCCTCCGAATGTATCGCCAAGATAATCAGCTAATTGCGGGAAGTCAGTCTTGTTCAAAACAGAGCCATCACAAAGCAGATGGAACGGCACGGCATCCTGCGTTGGCCTGAAAAGCAAATCGCCTACGTTGAAAAACCCTTGCTGGATTGCCTTGAAGGCGTTTGACGTCCTGCGCTGAAAATCAGGCCCGTCATTCGGCACAACAACTGCATAGGTCGTCTTGGTGCAAATGAAGGCATAAACAGGGGTTGTCATATTACACACCCCCTCCAGAAGGAGCGACAACAGCAACGCGCGCATCAATCTTTTGCGTCAACCAAACAGGCGATGGAGAGAATGACTTTATCCTGCTCACCTGCCAGCCCCCGGCTCGCCCACAAAATCAACCGCCTTGGCATAGGTCCATGTCGTGCCAGCGGCTATCTGGAATGTGGGTCGCGTAAACCTTGCCGAAAACCGAAGCGGCATGTCGTCGGAAGTTGTCAGGCTGTTAAAGGCCGTCGAACTTCCGGCGTCCCCAAGGCGCTGCTTCCCTAGCAACGTCAGCGTAAGGCCCGCAGCCGCGTCCGTGTCCGGTCGCGCCATACGCAAGCAGGCCCGTTGCCCCCTGAACAACTCCAAATCGCTTCCCGTGAACTTTGCAGCCTGTGGTGTCCCGTCGAAATGTCCTAACTCACGAGCTGAATTGAACACATACAAAAGCGGATCGCCGCCCCTAAATATCGCATCATCAAGGCTTGGAAGCCCTACCCCATCAATGTCGGTATCTTCCGGCATGTCGGGTGGGTAATCTTCATCAATCGAAACGGCCTTGGTGACACCTGAAAAGATAATGGACGAAACCACAGGCAGAATTGACCAGCGCCCGAAATCCCAATGGTAGCACCAGATTTTGTCTGCCATCGACCACATGACAACGCGGTTTACAGGGTCTATCGCCGTGGACATTGAAGGCCAGTCAGACACATCGTAAAGGCTCAGGAACGTCCTATCGACCTTCTCTTGACCAATAGGAACGGCTTGGCTGCCATCCCACATCATAAAGCCATTGTCTGACAGGAAGAAGGCTATCCGGCCCCATTGCGCAACCGAATGAACGGTAACGCAGCCGGTATTTGTTGAGACTACGTTAAATTCGAAAATGATATTGCCGCCCACATAATCCATGCGGCGGATGCAGTTGCGTTGCAGGATAATCCCATACTCGCCCGACAAGATGCCGTTAATGCGCCCCCCATCTGGTAGGATGTTCAAGTCTGCTTGCCGCTGGCCTACAGTCCACCATTCCGCATCGTTAATGCCGGACCAGCCAAGGTGCATAACCTTGCCGTTGCGGACACCGCCGACAAGGAAATCCTTGACTACAGCCAGAGTTTCAAAGCGCGGCGGATCGCCGCCAAGGTTCGACACCGTGTCAGCCGCCAAATCAATCTTGACCAACGGGTCAGCGCCATTTGACGCAATCGCTAGCCCGCCAAATTGCGCAAAACGCCAGCGAGCATCTGACAGGAGGCTATATCCCGTCCCTATCGACGTCCAAGCACCCGAAAACGCCTTGTAGAGGCTTGTCGCGTCCCCTGCGAGAATGTAGCTTAAGCCTTCAGGGGTGGTAAAAGATGCCCCGCCCTTGGGAGTAGTTGCTATAGCATCATACAGCTTTACAAACTGCCCAACGGGACGATAGCCATCCTCAAGCGGAAACACCCCTTCGCACTCGGTCAAGATGTTCGGATTGTTCGACTTCGCCTTGTCAGGCGCGAACTCCCCTAAAATCATATACCCCACCCGACAACAGGATTGCGCAGGCGAAGCGGCATTGATAGGCGATAGCGGTTGCCAGCGTCCGCCAGTTCGGCAATCGCCTCATCCATTGCGGACTTCCACACGCCTAGACGTGCATCGTTCCAGAGATAGGCTTCAGCAGCCAGCAGCGAACCATAAATGTAAATGTCGGGATGCTTTTCCAACAGCCAATTTGTCGCTGTGGAGCCGTTCAAAGGAGGAATACCGGCGACATAGGAAATTTTGACCGTGTAAGTCGTGTCAGGTGACGGCCCGAAAATGAACTGGCCATCCTCAATTGCAAAGGCGCGGGGCTTGCCCGTTGTCTGGTCGGCATATTCCGAGCGCAGCACAGATGGGGAGACTTGCATCAAGGGTTGGCGGGGGTCGGTCGTCAAATGAATAGACCGAAGCTGCCAGAAGTCGGTCGGCAGGCCCAAAGCTTCCCCTGAAAGCGAAGCCGTTGCCGTGCTTTCGCGCTCAGGGGTTACAATGATGCGATTGAACCGGCGTTCGGCAAGCGCAATAAACTCCGGTATCTTGGATGTAAGGTCAGAGCGGTTCAGCCATTCGGCCAAAGACGCCTTTAATTCTGTCCAAGTTGCCGGGTCTTCAGACATTATGCAGTCTCCAGTGATTCCAGACGCTCGATGGTCGGCTCATAACGCTTGGCGCGCTTTTCACCGTGAGCAATCCAGTCCTTTTCCTGCTTCACCGCATGATGGTTGGTCAGGACAATCTTGTGAATGTGACCGACTTCCCACGAAACGCCGTGGTCAAGGTATATCGGGACGCCCGCCGCCTTCAGTTTCTTGAAGAAATAGACGTCCTCGCCAATCATCCCTTGGAAGTTGTCGGTCGGTGTGAACATGAACAGCGGCATGAAGGTTTTAGCGCCTTCTTCTTCCGCCTTGACCTGGAGGGCGTCGAAGCAATCCATGCGCATAAGGCAAAGCCCTAGCCCCATATGGTCAACTTCTTCCAAGACGTTATCGTGCCACTTTTCCATAGTGGTGTAGCAAAGGTTCTTGTGGTCCTCACCATCGTCATTGGTGACAATCTTTGCAGCGGTCGGGGCAGTAGGCGTTCCCCTGCGCGCATAGTTACAGCCAACAACAGGCACATTACGCGCCCATAGGCGACAGATGGTGTCGGGCGGGAAAACATGGTCAGCGTCGGCCCACAGCAGATAATCAGCGCCCCAATTCAGGGCTTCAGCCACAAGCATGTGACGGCTTTCGGTCAGCATCGAATTGCTAACCACAAACCATTCAACTTCCTTTTCGTATTCCTCGCCGTCCGTGTTGGTCAGTTTGGCTTCGTAAAAGTGCTTGATTGCGCATTGCAGGCTTTTCGAGAACATCAGTTCAGGATTGCCGTAACAAGGTGTGCAAATGGCTATTTTCAAACTTGGCATAAAATACCCTCTCAGATGGTTCCTTTGGTGGTGCGATAATCGCGATTGGCTGGGTCGTTCGCCCATTTGCGCCATGCGTCGGGGTCGCTGAACCATCCTTCGGTGAATGACTGGTTCAGAACGGAAAGCGGGATGAGTGCCACCCGCGTAAAATCCTTGCCGGGCTTCTGCTCAGAAAGCATTTTGGCATTTTCGATAATGGGCGCGAGATCTTGCCGCGATTCGATCCAGTATCGGCCATCCTGTTCGTGGTGGATGGTCTTGCGGCGCTCATTCGGAATGAGGTCCAGAAGGTTTTGTATGGACATAAAATCTCCCAAAAAAGGGGACCAGCCCGAAGACTAGCCCCCTTAGTTGTCCTGAGAGAGGGGTCAGGAGGTCACTAGGTCGGCAATCAGCGAGTGAGCATCCGGGTTGCGCATTTCCAGCGTGTATTCCGAGATGATATCGCGGGTGACGGCATCGCCAACGCGGCCCAATTCCTGCGGCTCAAACATACGCAGACCAGCGACAGCAACCTTGGTCGTGTCGATAATCCACGCGTCACGGTCACGCTGCGAGCGGTTCGGAACCACCTTCAGCACACCGAAGTCCGAGCGATACAGTTCAGCCGCGCCGTCAACAACGTCCTGACGCACGACAACCTGCGAAGTCGAACGACCAGTGAAGGTCGAGAACTTCTGCTTGTTGAACGGGCCAACAAGCACAAGGTTCGGTTCACCGCCATCGGTAAATGTGTCAAGGATTGCGTCCTTAAGCAAGTCTTCCGTGATGGTGCGCAGAACGCCTGCGGTGCCGTCAAGAGCGGCAGCGGTCGCGGCAGTTGCGTCAGCAGCGACAGTGCCACCGCGTGAGCCGTTGCCGTTGATCCACGAGTTGAACGAACGCAGGGTCCGTGCAGTGGTGGTGTTGCCCGCAGTCTGGCCGGTATTGCCAAGCAGGATGGCTTCCATGTCGCGGCGAAGCTCAAGGCTTTTTGCCGACATCTGGAAAGACATCATGTCATCAATGCCTGCCGGATTGGTAGCGCGCTGCGTGCCGGTTACGGTCGCATCACGGCTTGAAATCTGGCAGTAGTTTTGCCGACGAACGGGCGCGGTCGATGCAACACGGGTCAGCGCGTCACCTTCAAGGCGGGCGTTAGTCGTGTTGATGCTCGATAGCGCATGGGTTGACCATTCATGCAGAACAGCCGTCGCTTTCACGCGGGGAACTGCCGACATGAACGGGGTGTCTGCGGGCGAGATACGGTAAACCGCATCAGCCAAGTCTTCGCGATTGGTGGTGACGTCATACGTCGCCATCGCGCCGGTTACTTTAGTCATTTCAAAAATTCCTTATAGAAAGTTTTTCCAAACGGCAGCGCCTGCTTCGATGCTGCCTTCTGACGCCAACCTTTCGGATGCCTTGCGCATCGCCGTGGCCTTGGTTGCGGAACGTGGAATGGTTACACCGGGCTTGACTGCTGGCTGCGCGGGTTTCGGCGCGGTGGTTTCCCTAACCTTGCCCTGTGCGCTTTTGATGCGGTCGTATTCTCGCGCCTTCCACGCGATATGCAGTTCGGCAGACGTCACTGCGCTAAGGCTGTCAGCCTTAAACACCGATGACGGTATTCCCGCTTCAATTGCATATTGGACAATATCAGACAGTACTTGCGGAGCCTTTGCAGGGTCCGTCAGTTCGGGAACGTCAGCCACAAAGCGCGGGCGGGCCACTTCTTCGATAGCTGCAATTTCTGCCTGATATGCGCGCGCCGTTTCTTCTTCCTGCTGGGCAGCAATAGCCTGCTGCTGCTGGCGAAGTTGGGTAACGAGCGTTGACTGCTGCTCAAATTCGAGAACAGCCAGATCGTAAGCCTCGCGGTTGTAATTTCCCGTTCCCGCACCGTAAGCGCGCGGGTCTGGCTTCACAGGGATGACAAGGCTCAACACCTCATCAATGGCCTGCTTGTAAGCATCACGGTTGGCATTTGCCTCCGCCAGTTGGGTTTCTGTTTCCTTCCTGACATTGGCGGCTTCTTGGAACTTCTGATTGACCGCCTGTTCGCGCTGTGCTTCCCGCTCGGCTATCTTGCCTTGCGCATCTGCTGGCAGCGACTCCCACAGTTCGGCGTCTTCTTTGCTCCACGATGTCGGCATTTTGACCGGCTCTGGCTGGGACTCATCGTCTGCCTCGGCATCGGCTTCCTGTTCAACATCGTCTTCGGCTTCCCCTTCGCTTTCAAGCTCCGGTTCGTCCAAATCTTGTTCGCCCTCAGACGGGGCAAAGCGCCCCTTGTCATCGCGGGGCCGTTCAATCGGTGCGTCGCTTGTGAAAGCCTTGAAAGCCTCGGCAGCGTTCGCAAGTTGCACGTTCGGGTCTGCTGCCATTGCTGGCTGGGCAGTGTCTGATTGCATGATGTTTTCCTATTAAGCGGCGGCTATGCGCCCATGATTTGCATGATTGTTACAGGGTCAGTCGCGGGGCGCGTGCTGCGCCATTTCCGCCAACTTGCTTTTCACCTTGTCCAGCGCCCTCAATTCGGCGTGGAGGCGTTCACGGGTATGCGGCCATTTTGCCGCCGCCCATGCGTTGTGAATGTCGGTTTCTACTTCCTTGAATACCTCGCCTAGAACTGTGTCTTCCAAGGCAAGGCGGGCGCGAACGCCTCTTGCGCGTCGGTCAAACAGGTTCATTCAGCCAAATCCCCACCCGGTCGGTTCTTGCTAATCTCGACCTTTGCCGTGGCGTCCAGCGCCGCACGTTCGCGGGCCAGTTCTGCTTCCATCGCCATCTTTTCGCGGGCTAGTTCAATTTCGAGCGCGGCCTTT